ATGTACGTGAACCCAGACTTGCTTAACCTTGCAGTCGCGGCCGTAGCATTGATCGTCTCAGTGGTGGCCTTGGGATTCTCCATTTTCTTTTGGTACCGGCAGTTTCGGCCGATCCTCACAGCAATGGTTGAGACGCACCACGGGGGCAACGAGGGGATCGCATATGACTTGGTCATCCTTAACTCCGGATCGATCCCTGCAAAGAACATAAGGCTGCTTGTAAGCGATCAGGCAGCGCTCCGGGCGGCGCTAGGCGCCGGCGCCGATGACGAGAACAAGGGCCGATGGTTGGCTTGTTTCGAGCCTTCTAGCGTGATCCGTCTTCTCCAAAACGGTGCTCGGACGTCATGCTCATTTGGTCTGACCCATAGAGATCCGCGCCAGAGCTTTTGGATTGCGCAGGCCGAGTTCCCGATTCAGATCGAATATGAAGGTTGGTTCGGAGAAAAATATCAGCGAGACCTGCCAAATGTTTTGCAGATCGCCGATTCGGACAGTTTTACAGGCGGAATGTGGGGTCCAGTTAAAACACTCGCAGTAAGCCGGCGGAGCTAAATGAAAAGCCCGCCACCGTGAGGCAGCGGGCTTTTCGGAAGGCACTCTCTGGCCACAAGAAACCCGCCGCTGTGAGGGGGGCCCAGGGCGGCGGGTTCTGCACCTTGAATAGAGCGGCCATATTCCTGAGAAAGCCGCTGCACGACATAAACCCGCAGAGGCGGCTCTTTGTTCCAGACAATTTTAAGAACCAGCCAGCACTTCCTGGGATTTCAGATCATCGCCCCACATGACGGTTTCGCCGAAAATGTCTGGACAAGGCTCTGCGTCGGCGCCTTCCTCGTCGTCGGCGTTGTCTAGCTCCAGATCATCGAGGCAGCCAAGCGACGGCTCGTCGTCTGCCGTTTCCTCCAGATCGCAATCTGCCTGCATGAGATCCAGTGCCGTTATCAGGCTCATGGCACGGTCTAGGAGGTCGTTCAGCCGCTTCTCGACAGACTGGCGCCATATGCGCGGGTCGACGCCGTGGGGGCATCCCAGTGGCTTCAGTGTCCGGACGTGCGCGTTCATAGCCGCACCGCCTTTCCATCGCGGTACAGTGGCACATCGAGCCAGCCCGATGGCTGCTTCTGCAGGCCGATAATGTCGTGGTTCCACTCGACAACACCGCTGGGGCAGCGCGGGTCTGTGCCTGCTTCGTAGGTGACCAGCTTCGGCCCGAGCCACGAAGCATCTTCAATCGTACGGCAACCCGGCGCCGAGAACTCGCGACGGTGACCGCCTCCAATGAGCCAGCCGTGATAGCCGGTCGTCAGCTCGTCCATGGCTGCGGCGAACTGGTCGTAGTGGTAGCGGGCTCGCGCCATCGCGGCGTCTGGCTGGGATGCTTCGGCGATGATCGGAACCGCGACGGCCGACGCGAGAGCGCCGACAGCCGAGTTGCGGAGGAACAGGCGGCGGGTGAGGCTCATACCTCGCCGCCCATCCCGGCCAGCCGGGCGATGTCGTTCATGATGAAGTTGAAGTCCGATCCATCGTATTCCCAAATCCGATGCACCCGCACCTTGGAGGCAAGGTCTTCAAGCGTCGCGGCCGGATAGCGAAGAAGCGCGTTGGCCGCATCCGAAGTGCGGTGGGTGGCCTTTGCGTATGCCTTATCTATCTTGCCATAGCCCGTCTTACGGCGAGCAGCAGCATCAGCCTTGTTATAGGCCCGGAGGGCCTCGGCATGCTCTACGCTGGCGCGGCTCGGTTGCATCGTTGCGAGTTCAGCGACAGTCGTCCGGCGCAGCGTTTCGACTTCCTCCGCTGTCATCTCGCCCGCGACTGGTCGCTTACCCCTGACGGAGTAATAACGTAGTTCGGCCGCATTCAGCGCCGGCTCCAAGGAGCGGAGCGCTGCCCATTCGGCAAGAAAAGCGGCTTCGAGCTCGGCAACCTGGGCGCTAGGTGCTGCGTCGGATGGCTTCGTAGCCATTGCGGTTGCGGCGAGAGCAAGCCCCGCCCCGGTCAGGTTGAGAAGGCGGCGGCGGCTGAGATTGGGCATGCCTTCGGCGGCTGCCCGAACAGGTGTGTTCGGCATGTTACTTTCTCCCGTTTGCTAGTTACCAGAACTTGTTTACTATGTCCGGTAACCTAAAAGCGCATTCGGGTGTTGTCAATGCCTTTCTAGGTGTGATAACTAGAAAAGATAACTTGAGAGGCAAAATGCTAACTACTGGAAATCAATTGAAAGCCGCACGAGCCTTGATCGGGATCGAGCAAAAGGAAGTCGCCGACCTTGTTGAAGTCAACGTCAACACAATCCGAAGCATGGAGGCGGCCGGAGCCGGACCCATCGCCGGCCGCTCGCAAAACGTGCAGGCGGTACAGCGGGCATTGGAAGGCCTTGGCGTCGAATTCTTGAACCATGGCAGGCCAGGCGTCCAACTAAAGGAAAGGCCGTGACCACCAACACGCCCCGAGCCCGCATGTCGGCCGCGCGCCGGCAAGCCATCTTCACCGAGCATTGCACCGGCCACAACGTCGCGCCTTGCTGCCTATGCGGCGAGCCGATCCACCGCCGCAACGACCGCTGGATTATCGAACATAAGCGCGCCCTCGCCCTGCTAGGCCCGGACTTGAACACCAACTGCGGCCCGGCTCATTTCGCTTGCGGCGAGGTCAAGACCCACACCCAGGACTTGCCGAGGATCAGGAAGGCCAAGCGCCAGCAAGCCCGGCACGAAGGCACAAAAAAGCCGGCGCGAGGGTTTCAGGCCCCGGCCGGCGTTTCGTTCGACTGGCGCCGCAGGCGCTATGTATCTACTGCCCCGAACGTTGCGCCGGACCTGTCAGGTTCCATTGAATGAATGGCGCCCTGTTGCCGGTGATTGTCTCGATCGATTTCAGAAGCGGCTCATGAACGTCTTGAAGCGCGCGGTAATGCTCGCTTTTGTACGACAGGAGCGGCCCGACGATGCTCTTGTGCAAGGCTTCCGCTGCAGCGAGAAAGCGGGCGATTTGTTCCTGGGAAAGCTGTTTTGAAGGTTTAGTCCTAGCCATGGTAGCGAACTCCGTTTCAGGGGATCGCCGCAACGGCTCATTGATTCCTGATCTATTTGGCGCGGGCAAGCCCTACCATCGACCGCCTTACTTGTGCTGCCACACCTTGTAAGCCGAAACTACCAGAATTGCTGCTAATAGCGGGAGCAGGAGTTTTTCAGGAACTATCCCGAGAAACTGCCCTCCGATGAATGTCCCGAGGATTGACCCAACCGCCATCACAAGCAGAAAGGTCTTGTTCCGGCCAATCACTGTAAAACTTTGGTCACGGCTATACCGAGTGAAGCCTACCAGCATCGTTGGTAGGCTCACTGCAAGCGACAGAGAACCCGCCAGCTTGATATCTGACCCGAACAACAGCACGAGCGTTGGGATCAGCAATTCGCCACCCGCGACACCAAGCAGAGAAGCCACGACCCCTATACAAAACCCCGCGATGATGCCTGCAATGATCAGTGCCGCTCCTGTAAAAAGCGGCGACCCGGTAGCCCCAGGATGATGGCCGAAGACCAGGACCACAGCAATCAGGATCAGCAGTGCCGCAATGACCTTGTAGAGTGTTCCGGATTTGAGGCGAGTCGCCCATCCCGCCCCAAACCAAGCGCCAAGGAGGCTTCCGCCTAAGAGGTTGAGGATAATCGGCCACTGCGCTGCCACGTCGCCAAGCGGCACCGTTGCTGCCCGGAAAGGCAAGGCGGACGCAACAACGACCAAGCTGGTTGCCTTATTCAGTATCACGGCTTCGAGGGCAGCGAACCGAAACAGGCCGATAAGGAATGGGAGGCGGAATTCAGCGCCGCCAAGGCCGATCAAGCCGCCAAGCGAACCAACGCCCGTTCCGACAACAAATGCACCAAGGCTGCGACGTTGAATCATCGCGCTCGATATGCCGTAAGTGGAGGCGGATCGCTAGCCCATTTCGCCGGTCGATCGGTTCAGCGTTTCTGCCGACGCTCGGCTTCCATCGTGGCAGTCATTGCAGCCTGCCCGGCTATCAGCGCCCGGATGTCAGATTGCATGAGCCGGAGCTGTTCTAAAGCGTCATCCTGGAATCTCTCCCGCTCTGCCCGGCCGCGAGTGCTGTTGGTTTCCAGCGTCAGCACGCGGTCTTTTAGCTGGGGCAGTTGCTCGCTGACATCCTGAACTTGCGACGCCACGACAGCCGTTGCCTTGGCCTGTTCAATGAACTTGGCATCGAGCCAGCCCATAGCCAGATATCCGAGCATCCCGAGAACCGGCGTTGCGCCGATCATCGACAGACGTGCGATCAAGCGAAGGCCAACACTGTCGGCCAGCTTCTCCATGTTGTCGGTCATAGGCGCTGCCTTTCATGCACTGCTACCAGCATTTGCGGCGCTGCCCGTTACGGTCATTGCCTATAACGCGCTCGTAGCCAGGGCGGTTCGCCTTGATCAAAGCGATTGTCCCTTCAGGGCTCAGGCTGTTCGATTGAAATCCCGCGCAACTGCTCGCAGGCATCGACTGGCATGCCACTCCCGCGCAGGCCAGAAACGCACAGATCATAGTCAGACATACCAGCGAGCTTCGCATTGTCGCCCTTCCTTTCAAGTTCAGCTTTGAGGTCGGCCGCTGCCACTTCGGCGACGCGGCGGTTGTATCCTTGGGTGTCGCCTTTCCAGTGCGCGACCGGATAGACGACAGCGGCAGCAAGCGCGGCGCCGGCCACAGCGGCACCGCCCAGCTTGATCCAGTCCAGCAGGGTAAACATCAGGCCGGCACCGTGCCGAGCGCTTCAGCCAGACGCTTGGCCTTGCGGTTGGTCCACCAGCGATAGGCGCCGCCACAGATCAGCAACAGAGCGCTAACCAGTGCGAGGATGACGACAATCTTGGTAATCCACTCGCTGGCGTAGGACAGCGGCGAGAGCTGTTCCTGAAGGCCTTGGAGCGTACCAGACACACCGAGGCCACCGCCCCCGGCGCCGATGGCGGCATCAGCCGGCGCGGTCGACGGCGCAGTCTTCGCGTCCTGCACGAGCGCCTTTGCCTGCCCGCCCTCAATGAAGTTCGCGGCTTGCGGGGCTTCGCCGGTTGCCCAGGCCTTGCCGATCGATCGGACTTCCTTCACGCGGGCCGACCAGCCCTTGCCGAAAACGGCGAAGGTGCCGAGATGGCGCAGGAAGTTCATCCGCGCGTCGCAGATCCGATCAATCAGCGCGTCGTTGTTGTTGATCGCCTTGAGCGCGGTAATCGTACCCATGCCCATAACGCCGTCGATGTTGCCGGTGTAGACCGGCCGCAGCGCTTGCTGAAGGAACATGATGGAGCGGCCAGGCCCGGAATTGACCGCGCCGTCGAACAGCACGTAATCGACGCCATCGGGCAGCAGATCACCCTTCACCGCGTCCCAATATTGCCGGTCGTAAATCTCGTTTAGCTCATCGGTCGAGATGCTCTTGACCGAACGTGTGGCCTGCCCCTTGCCCTTTCGATAGGCGTCATAGACCCGCTGGGTGACGCCCTTCATGGTCGGGCCGCCAGGGTCCTTCTTATTGTTCGAGTACCCGCCTTCGTGCGCCAGCACCTTGGCAAGCGATTCCTTCTCGCGTGAAACGGCCATGGCTGTTCCTTTCGGCCCGATCGGGCGGCTTTAGGTTTTTGGGATTAGGTGTTGACGCTCTTGACGACCGTGAACCGGATAACGATTGCTTCCGAAAGCGAGCCCAAGCTGACGTTTCGAACGTCTATCGTTGCCGATCCCGCTGCGGGTCGAAAATTGAAGGTGTAGGCTCCGAAGGTGCCGACCGAGATATGGTTGATGGTGCCTGTTGCCTTCGAGGTGGCTTGCGCTACAGCACCGCCGACGCCGGCAGCATATCCAAAGCCGGCTTGTCCGGTGGCGAAGATACCGCCCGCCGCCGAGACGAGGCCAGTGGCAACGAAGTGGCTGGACCAAGACAGGACGCCGGCCGAGTGCGTCAGCGTTTCAGCGCCGAAGGTCAGCACCGCGCCAATCTTGTACCAGGCATTCGCCCAGCGCTTCGACGCCTGCCCCATGTCCGATGAGCCATCAACGTCCGGTTCAATGCGCGTCGTGACGGCCGGCGTTGTCAGCGTCGGGCTGGTGCCGAAGACGTTCGAGCCGGTGCCGGTCTTGGTCGTCAGCAGCGCCAGGAGATTGGCCGATGTCGGCGCGGCAACGAATGCGTCAAAGCCAGATGCGCGAGTGATTGCCACCCAGGAGGTCAGAGCCGCAGTGATGGCTTGGTATGTCGCGACGAGATAGGTGCGAATTGCCTTTTCGGTCGGCAGCTTGGTGTCGACGTTCGCGGCCATCGTGCCATCGATCGAGACCGCAACGCCGCTGTCCTGAATTATCTTGCCGGACGTGCCGCTAAAGGTTGTGATATTGCCAGACACCGAGGACGCCGGGCCAATGGCCGCGCCGTCAAGATTGGTCTGGATCACGTCCCATTGTGCGCCGACAGCGGCTTGCGTTCCCGACGCGGTGCCATCGGTCTGGCAAATGATCAGGTCACCATTCTCGACAACGATGCCCGACGCCCCGCCAATCTTGCCGGCAACGGACACGCGATAAGTCCAGCCCCGATCGGCGGCCGGATAGTTCGGATTGGCCGAGCAGTCGATGACACCCTTGTGGACCATCGCATCTTGCGCTGCGATGCGCCCATCCATGTAGGTTTTGACCGCCTTCTGCGATGCAACCTTTGTGTCGCTGTTGGCGGCCAGCGTGCCATCAGTGTCGAGATAGCTGATCGGAATGGTGGCGCCGTCGACATAACCTTTGTGGGCCGCAGAATTCGAAGTTGCGGGAGCGTCGCCCAGGTAGACGGTGCTGCCTGTTGGAACGATCAGCCCCGTTGCGTCAACGTAGACCTTTTCCACCCCACCAGGCTTGAAGCTAATCCGCGTGCCGACACCCGAAATAATCGAGGTCATGCCCGAGGTCAGCAGGCCCATGAGCCCGCCAGCGGCCGGCGCTTGCGCGAATATCTGCGCAAGGTTCGTGCTTGCCTGCACCGTGCGGCCAATCGTGTTGCTGGCATGGTTGAGGAAATTGTAGAAGAGGTCGGTTAGGGACCGGGCAACGTTCTGCCCCCGCACCACGCCATCTTGTGCCGCGACAAGGCCCCCGGTGTATTCCGTGCCGGTCACCCGGTTGACGCCTGTGTTATACCGCAGGCCGATGCCGTAGCCTTGGCGCGCCAGCTCGCTTGCCATGCCCTGCATGACCATGCCGTCAGGCATCATGTGATAGTAGAAGTCCGCACCGCCCGACCACCACGGATCACGCGCCCAAGCGGCAGGATATTCGAAGCGGCAGCTTTCAGGCGTCTGCGAGGCGAACGTCTCAAGTTGCACGTTCACGTCATCGAATTGCACGTCAGCCGTCTGCACGGAGCTTGTGCAGCCATGGATGACCAGGGGAGTGCCGACCGGCCACCAGTCTTGAGTTTCCAGCCGGGCGCGAAATTCCGCCAGGTCTTGGGGTATCCATGACGGCGCACCCTTGTCGCTTTCGCAACCGCGCCAGTGGCCTTCGTGCAAGATTGTTTCGCCGGCCGCTGCCAGCGCGAGCGGCACATGCGCCTTGGTTGCCTCCCACAGATCGGTTGCCGTGCCGAGCGCCCGGCAGGCAAGCCCATTCGTGAGGCCACCCGGCCCGGTATATGTACCAACCGGGATAGCGTACCAGCCGGAATTGATCGTCAGCGCGCCCGTGACGAGGTATTGCGCCAAGACCGTTTCGGCTTCGTTGCGGATGCGCAGCGGTTGATTGTTCGGCGAGATATTCAGGAAGGTCCAGTCAAAGCTACGGTCGACGCCGTTGCGGTCGATCGCGCTGACATAGATGAACGTTGCCAGAGCCGGGTTTGCGTTGTTGCACTTGATGCCCCCGGCGCCCGGATCGGTGTTTGCCGTGTTGGTGGACCAGGTGAGTTTTTGCCCGCCGAGGAAATGGCTGATAGGCACGCCGCCATAGCCGACAACCACCTGGTTGATAGGCACCTGGTCGCTGGTCGATTCATTCGTCAGCGCACAGGTGATTTCGTTGGTGTCATCGTTGGTGACGAGCGCCCACTCTTCATCCCCGGTGACCGTCTCCGGGTGAGCATTGTCATTGGTCCACATGCGATGCAGAGAGCTTGGCGTCCACAGCGCCGAGGTTCTCTTCAGAACCGCATTACTTTGCCCGAAAACGCCCTTGTTCCTCGGTGCAAGAATGGCCTGATAGACCTGTGACCCTTCCTGCACGAAGGCCAAAACGCTAGTTCCAACGACAATCGGGTTGCTGGTCGAGACCAGCCAGACGGTGCCGATGTTGACCGCGCCATCTGTCACGCTGACCCGCGTTCCCTTGGTCACGTCGCGGTTGCTGTCCAGATCCCGCGCACGCTGCCAGAGGCCGGACGAGGCGATATAGATGCCGTTTTCCCGGCCATCGGTCTGGTCTTTCACCAGCACCCGGTCATCCGCAGCCGTGACGCTTCCGTCGATCAACTGTAAACCACTCAGCGTGATGTTGCCGGTGGTCGCTAGGCGGCAAGGCGCCTTGTATGCTACGGTTTCACCATAGCCAGTCACTTGATCAACCGAAGTGGTCGCCATTTTGATGGACTCCGCAGCTAAAAAGAAGGTTGTCCCGGCTCAGCCGGGGTTCTGGCGCGACCCGCGCTATAGTGGGCTTGGGGCTTTGATCGGGGTTCTAATCTTCGGCGCGATAACGTACGCAATCGTCACCACGTTCATCCCCACCAAAGGGGGATTTTCCGAAAAGTGCTGGAATTACGGTGGCCGGTCGGACGACACCGATTGCTAGTTGGCGACCGTCTGTTTCAGCATCGGCTTTAGGCCGGCATCCCCGAGTTTAAAATCTTCGGTCAGGCCGCCGCCTTCAATGATCCACCGCCAGTATGGCAGCGTCAGAAACGGGATCATTTTTGACGCGCGGTCGATATCGGCCGGCGCCAGATCGGGATTTGTGGTCGGGTCACGGTCTGTCAAGGCCGACAGCGCCTTCAGGGGGACGCCAAGCAATTGAGCCGCGTCAGTTCCCAACTGGAATGACGGGCCGAGCAGCGCGCCGAAGGCGTCGCGGTTCGCATAGCGCGAGGCTGGGGCCTGTTGTGTCTTGCTGGGGAAGGCCGCCGCACTCAAATTGTAGATGCCAGGACCGCCCAGCTTTTCCCATGTGTTGTTCACTTCAAAAGCCAGTTGGAAGATGCCGGACTTATCCAGGCCTTCGGCGATCCAGTGACCAGGGTTATCGTTGAGCGGGCGGCCGGATTCGACTTGCTTGGCGTAGTAGGCAACAGCACCCAATGCACTCATGCCGACCACACCAGTGATGAACGAGCCAGGCCCTTCCTGCAGCCCGCGCATCAAGACCCGTTGATTGGACGCCAGGGCAAAGCTTTTGAATTGCAGCAGCGCCCGCCCGGTCGGCGTATGGGCGAACAGCGGCACATCAGCCACCGATTTGGTGACGATGATGCTGTCAACGTCCTTGTTGACCGCAGCGGCGAAAGCGCGCCGAGCGCCCTCATCCGACCAGCCGGCAATCCCCGGAATGTGGACGTTGCCGTCGACATCGCCGAACTCTGCAAACTGCTTCGAAATCCGTTCGGCCATGTGAGCGTCGATGCCGAGGAAGCCCATATATTTCAGTTCGGCCGGCGCGAGGCTTTCATAATCGACCGCGGCGTTTTTCAGCAGCCGGTTTTGCACCAGCACCGAGGCAATGGACTTGTGCATGTCGTTCCACCAGGGCAGCAGCGTCATCTTGGAAAAGACGTTCGCGGCGTTGTCGATGAATCGTTCAAAGGGCGAGTTGCTGGCATAAGGGTCGGCAAGTTCGGCCATGGTCGCAAGCCGGCCCTGCAGAGACCGTTCCGTCACCGCGCCCAGGAGCTTCGCGTCTTCAACCGCCAGCTTGACCGCATCCAGATTGGTCAGGAGCGGCGCTATCCCCTCGCTCATGTAGCGGCCCATGCCGTGGACCATCGGAGGCCGGGCAGCGTCAGACAGCGACGAGACCACCACACCCCCGAGCGAGCGCATGAAGTTGAACACGCCGGCCATGCGCAGCACCCGAGCGTAATTCGTGTGTTGCGTGTCGACCTTGTATTGACCGCGCAGCAGATCCCGGACGCCGGCTATGTCTTCAACGTCGCTCTTCTCGCTCTTGGCGAGCGCCTTCAATGCGCTGGCTTTCGCCTCGGGATCAGTGAAGGCCGGGTTGTCTTCGATGGCGTTGCGTAGGTTCAGGTATTCGTTTTTCACCCGATCGAGCTGGCTTGCCAGTGTCGGCTTGCCGGCGCCGCCCAGGCGCTTGTCCATATTCGTCAGTTCGACATCGGCCGCCATGACGCGGGCATATCGCCGCCCGATCAGTTCAATGTCGTGTTCTAAAAAGTCCTCTATGAGGTGGTCTGGAATGTTGAAGGTGCGTTCCTTCAGAGGCCCGCGCGAAGACATCGTCATATCGTAGGACGGCATGCCCTGGTTTGCGCGGCCGGTGAGCTGCGAAAAGATATCGTCAACGATGCCGCCGACATAATCGGCACGGTCGGCCGGCGAGACAAATTCGGGAATCTCCTGCTTCACCTTGGGCATCATCGGTTCGAGCTTGTCAGCCTTTGCCTTGAGCCCTCCGATGCTGGCGCGCAGCCGGTCCAGTTCGATCGATTTGGCCGACAGTTCGGCCAGGATTTCATCATTCGCGCCGCCTTCGGCATCGAGCCGCTTCAGGGCTTCGACGCGCTTTGAAAGGTTGCGTTCCTTCAGCTTCGATTTGAACAGGTCGCGGCGGGTTGTGCCGTAGTCGACCACCAGCGCCACGCGCGGCGACGAGTTGGACAGATCCTTCACCGCATCAAGTTCGGCTTCCAGCTTTTCCAGCTCTTCGCCTACCGTCTTCGCTTCGGCCGCAGTGATTTTGCTTTCATTGACGATGGCGTCGGTTGCCTGGTCGAAGGCTTCAATTTCTTGCTCAAAGCGAGAGATGCGCGTGTCGATGCCCGCGGTGTTCTTTTCGGCGCCGGTCACGCGGCCGATGAAGTCGCGAACGTCCTTCACCGAGGCGTTGGGAGCCAGCCCCACGCGGTCCAGCCATTCGGCCGCCACTTTGTCCAGATTGTCCATCGCCGCCGCTGTAGCCTCTTCCTCTGGCGTGCGCAGGGGATTGCCGCTCAGCTCCGAGCGGATCGATTCCATAACCGCCACCGGGTCGACATAGCCGTTGCCGTCTTGCGGAAGGTTCGCAAACATTTCGTCTTCGGCGTGGACGAAGTTGTCGACATCGCCGATGCCACCCTTTTTAATGAACATGCCCGGATGGGTCTTAGGCGTGACACCCATTGCCCGCAGCTCATTGTCGAGCTTCGAGCCGACACGAATGCCGCCCTTTGCCTTGATCAGCGCCAGGATCGGCGACCGTTCAGCGAAGGTCTGCTTTCGATTGGCCGAGCGTTCGGCCGCCCTCGCCTGTTTTACCGTGTCGGCCATCACGCCATTCTCATCGGCACCGCGCAGCATCCGCACCACATCGGCCGGCGCCCGCTCTTTCAGCACGTCTTGCCTGGTCTGCTGCAGTTGGCCGAGGGAAGCCACCTTGCGTTCCCGGATGCCTTGGCGTTCGGTCAGGCGGCTTTCGATATTGTCGAGACGTTCGGAGACCTTGCCGAAGGTTTCGCGCTGCTTTTCAGCATCGACAATCCGGTTGCCGACCTTGATTTCATCGGCCTTGAATTCGAGCTGCGAAAGCTGGTCATCGATCCACGGCTTGACGATAGCCTTGAAGCGCCCTTCCCCAGCATTCAGCCGGTTCGAATTCCAGAGGCGGGTCAGGTAGGACGTTGCCGTCTTGACGTTCACATCGTCCGGCAGCAGGCCGGCGGCGATTGCTTCGTCCTTCAGCGGGTCGAAGAGGGTCTTGCGCCAGGATTGAGCCGCCGCCGAAACCGCATCGTTTTCGCCGACATCGCCACGGCGCATCGCCTTGCTGACAGCCGTGCGAAACTCTTCCTTTGTCATGTCGAAGCCAGGCTCTTTTCGCGCCTTGGCATAGGTTCCGCGCATGTCTTCCAGAGCTTTGGTCAGGGCGCCCCGATCCCAATACTTGACCGCGCTTTCGACCGCGAGGTTGCCTTCGCCCCGCACGTTCTTTTCGAGGTAGAAGCCAGTTTCGGCCATGTTCGCCATTATCTCGCGAGACGGCGCCGAGGGGCTATGAGCGGCGCGCAGCAGCGGGTTGAACCCCGACTGCAGAGCGCCGACCGACTTGGCGCCCGAGGCGATGCCGTAGTCACCGAGGACAGGCTTGTCGACCGCTTGCGCGCCCATGCCAACGCCTTCAGCGTGAGCCGCCACTTCTTCAGGCGTGGGAACGTGTTCCTGCAGCGCCTTTTCGACCGAGGCGAATGCGGCCTTTCTTTCGGCATGGGAGAACATAGCGCCCACACCAGCACCGAGCAGGCCGCCGAGGATAGTACCGGCGCCAACAGCCATCGCGCTTTCAGCAATGGGCCGCGTCTGCTGCGTCGATTGAAGGGCGATTTCAGAAACGCCAGCCCCGAGGGCGCCGGCCGCCGCCGTGCGAAGAGCGCCCTTGATTACCGTGGCGCCGATGGTCGCTTCACGGACGACAGCCCCGCCAGGAATGAGCGTAGGCAGATCGACCACGCCGGCCAGGGCAGACGCGCCGGTCCCCCACCAGCCGGCCGCGTCGATCGTGCGCCGGTCTTCGGTTTCCATGTCGATTTGCGCCTTCATGGCCTCGAAGCCAGGCGCGTTGAAAACATTGGCGAACCGATCCCAATTCTTTTCGTAAGGCGTCCCTTTGATTTTCTCCCACATGACATCGCCAGTGAAGCCGTCTTCACGCGTGGCGAGGTCGACGCCGGCCAGCTTGTTCGAAGCCATCGAACCAATCGTGTTGCCTTGCCGGAAGGCAGCACCGAGAAGCGTTGCCGTATCCGGCGCCACTTCGGTTTCCGCCGGCTTGTAGTCGACGGCCCCAAACGTGCCGAGCGCCGGCCGGTCTTCAGGATAATCGAGAATCGGCATTACAGGTTGCCTCCCGATCCACTACGGAACGCCTTGCCGGCATTGGGATCGCCGCCGCCGCGCGGGTTCTGTGGCGGCTTGGCTTCGGCCGGCGCGGACGGTGTTTCGTCTTCGGCACCCTTGCGGCGCACCAGATCCGATTGAACCCGGCCGGCGCCGATGGTCGCTTCCGAATTGAGCGCCCGGATGAAGTCTTGCGTGTTCGGGTCGGCGTTGATGGCTTTGGCCTTGGCGACCGCAGCACGGTCGATATCGTTGGCCTGGTCATCGACGGCGTGGCGGGTCAGAAAGCGTTTCTTTGCATCTTCCGCGCCCTTCGCTACGCCCACGTTCAAGGTCTTCGGATCGATGCCCCACTGCCCCGCAAACACCTCATCAAACTTGGTCTGCCCGCCTTCGGAGTACTGGTAGAAAAGCCGGTAGCGCGGTGGGCGCTTCCTCTCGATATCGGCCCGCGTCGTCGCGTCAGGGATGATGGCGACATTTTCGACCTTGCGCCCGTCATGCAGGCCGGCCACGTAGGTCTCGGCCGTCTTCATGGCGTCGGTGCGCAGGTAGTCATATTTGCCGTCGATCGGCGGATAGTGCAGCTCAGGCGGCAGGCGCATCAGGTTAGGTGCGCCCGATATGTTGCTGACATTCCAGCGGGTTTTCAGTTCGGCCAGGGCTTGAGCCTTCGCCGCGCCTTCGTCGCCGCCGGTATCATAGAATTTCTCTTCCGCGATTTCCTTGTATTCGGCCATCAGTGCGCTTGTCTGCAAAGGCATGATGCCGGCGCCGGGCTCCGGTGACAGGATGCCGGGATCAAATTCGCTGGTGACATCGGCCACGGTCAGGGTCTTTGTGAACTTGTCGAGACCGGGTTTCAGAATCTCACGGTTCACCTTCTTTGCGGGGTCATCCATCGCAAGAATGCGCTGCGAGGCCTCTTCGCCGGACATGCCCCGATCATTGACGAAATGGCGGAAGGCCGCGAGCTTGTCGCGAATGTCGGCCGCGCCCTCGACAGCACCGAACGAGACAGGCGCCACGGTCTGCAGCGCATCGGCTTGCGACATGGCAGCGGCGAAGACGGCCGGGTCTTTCGACGCGGCGCCCTGCCTCACTTGAGCCTGTAGCGTGTCGGGAATGTAGCCGGTCGCTTTGACGAAGCCTTGCGTGACAACCGGCTGTTGCTCTTCTGGCGTCACCTTGATCATCGCATCATAGGCTTTGTTGCCAAGCGACTTCTGGTCGCCATCAAAGCTGTTGATCGAGGCCGCCGGGCTTCCGGCCAGGATAGCCGACACCAGCGCGCCGACGCCGCCGTCTTCCTTCTGCTTCGAGCGGAACGCCTTCAACTGCTTGGTGATATCGCCATCGTCCAGCATCGGGTCGCTGAGGATCTGGTCTTCGCTGACAATCTTGCCAGTTTCGATGTTGAGCCCCATCGCGTCGTCATAGGCCTTGTATTGCGCCTGCTGCTGAATGCGGGTTGCGGTCGCTTCGGTCTGAATGTCCTTTTGCGCGCCCTTGGCGATGGTATCGCGCGAAACGTAATCCATATCCGCGAAGCGGGAATCGACCTTGAAGCCGGCGCCGCCGCGCTGCCCGAGCGGAACGGACTTGCCCGCCATATGTGCGGCGATGGCATCGCGCGCCCACATCGGAACACTGTCCGAATGATGCGAGGCGCCCCAGGCCCGGCGCGAACCGATATCGAGATGCAGGGAATTGGCGTAGACGCCGATGCCGGTAAAGCCGAGCGATGAAGCGGTCTGGATCAGCCGGACGCGCTCATCGGGTGAAAGCTTGCTGACATCGAGGTCCAGCGCGTTGCCGTGCATGTGTTCGGACTTGCGAGCCCCGCCAGCCCTCGCATTGCGTTCAGGATCACGGAAGCCCGAGACGATAGGCACGGACGCTCCAAAAGCGTTCTGCACTTGCTTGAAGCGCGACAAGACCACGCTGTTGACGCCGGCAACGTCAGCGCTGCCGACGCGGCCCGCCTGGTTGCCGATGATGACCGGCTGGTCTTCGCCCCCGTACTGCTTCGCTTGCGCGTTGTGGAGGTCTTGAGCGTATGCCGTGGCGTCGTCGGCATTGTCGAACTTGCCCAGGTGCTTGCCGGTCTGTCGATAGAGCTTGATGGCGTCGGCATCGCTCAGGATTTTGCCATCGTCCGAAACGGTCGGGATCAGAATTTCCTTGCCGTCCTCTTCGAACGACATCGAGCGCACGGTTGAAATCGTGCCGTCAGCATTCTTCACCACCGGCCGCGCGTTCAGGTCGATGTTGCCAGCTTCTTTCAGGCCACGAGGCGCAGACTGTGCGGCGCCGTCGCTGCCTTTGGTCTTGGCGAGAACCTTCTTGTAATAGTCGGCCGATTCTTGCGGGATGACGGCATCGTTGCGACCGCTGGCAAGCCACTTGTCGGCCCGGCCGGCGCCGCCATTGTAGGCAATGAGAGCGGCTTCCGTGTCGCCATCGTAGCGAGCCAGCATCTTGTTGAAATAGTACCGGCCGTACTTGTTCGACACGTCTTCATTTTTCAGATATTCGGCCTGTGCCTCAGGCGTGCGCGGGAAGTTCGGATCTTGGATTTCTTCCGCAATCTCGACTGCCGTGTCCGGCATGACTTGCATTTCACCGATTGCGCCGGCACCGGAAACAGCGTTCGGATCATGACCGCTTTCGACGCCCTTCATGGCGTTGATGATATCGTCCTGCCCCGGAGCCTCACCGAGAGCCCGCAGCCGATCGGCAGGCTTCATGCCGTTGAGCGCCGCCATCTGCGCCTTAGCCTTCCAGCCACGGCGCAGCGCATCCTTCTCAATCGGGTTTACGTCTTCGTCGGGAATCGCATCGATGAAGTTGTTGCCTTCGAAGACCGCGTCATCGAATTTCGATGGGTCGCTATAGAGCCGGCTTTCAATGGCGGTCAGGCCTTCATCGACATTGGTTTTGTAATAGGCCTTGCGCTGCTTTCGTTCGAAATCGCCCGCGCCGCCTTCGCCGTTGATCAGGCTTTCTTCCGTGCTGAAAAGCTTGGCGTCATAGACTGGCTTCAGCTCCGGCGGCACGGTCGTCATGAACTGTTTGGCGGCTTCCTTGTAGGCGCCTTGGTACTGTTCTTTGAAGCCGAACGCGCCCGGTTCTGCCTTGTCGCCGGCAGCGGTCAGGGCTTGCGCCTGTGCGGATTTGAATTGCTGGTAACGGCTTTCCGTGTCGAAGAGCTCAGTTTTATCGACGGTCTCTTTTGCCTTGGTCTCCCGAACCTTCAAGCTGTTCGACATCGACTGCAGGCCGGCGCCGAGTTGCGCCACGCCCTGCCCGATGGCCGAGGTGTCAAAGCTCGCAATCGGTCGGCCCGAACGACCGCTGGTCGGCGCGCTCAGGTCTTCAGCGCCAGGCAGTTTCAGCGCCATTAGTAATAGATCCCCGAGGACGGCGCCGCGTATGGCGTCGGGTTCCAATCCTTCGCGAACGAGCCCACGCCATCCATCAACGTGCCGACCGCGCCGAAGTAGGAGCCGGTTTGCGCCGCCTTGCCTTCCATGCGCGCCGAGGCGGCTTGAGCCCGCCTGCCCTTTGCGCGCTCTTCGCCGCCGTAGCGGATCATGCCTTCGTTGACCGCGCCTTGCGTGGCGATGTCGCCAGCCAGGTCCTGCACCGTCTCATCGAGCGCGCCGAGGCCGGAGGCACCCGCCACAGCCTGTTGCCGCGACAGAACGAAGTTCTTCTCCTTCTTGGCGCGTTCCGCCTCACGTTGGGCCGCTGCCGTCTCTTCCTTCGCCTGTTGATCAAGCTGCGCCGCCTGGTAATCGGCCGCGCTCTTCTTCGCAGCGCCGGCCGCAAGCGTGCCAGCCGCCGACACGCCGGCACCGACGAGCGCTAGAACCTCAGTTATTCCGAAGTCTGCCATGTCCACACGTCCCCTTCGTCAGGCTTGAAACCAAGCCGCGAGAGCCATTTCGCCGAGGTCTTTTCGTCACGGTCGCAGAGCGCAATGATGCGCTTGTGCCGCGTCTTGGCTTCCTGCATGAGGGCCAGCGCCGTCCGATGAATTGCGTGGCGGTATGGCCGCGCCTCAGGCCTCAGCGAGCAGAACGCAATCACGTTGCCCCGCGAGAACCAGAACCCGGCGACCGCCGCCAGCTTGCCGTCAACAATGCCGGCGATACCGCGCACCGTTGGACCGCTGCCCTTGTCGCCATACCATTCGGTGAGGTGTTCCCGCGTGAGCGGCACGACTTCGTGAACCATCAGACTTTATCGTTGGTCTCGACAGTGACGACCGCCGCGTTGAGAACGCAGGGCTTCGGGGCCGTGGCACGGATGCAAAGGCGGCTGTCTGGCTTCCATTCGCCGCCGAAAGCCGTTGCCGGCTCTTCGTATTCGGTGAAGATTTCATCGGCCGTGACGGGCCTGCCCTGGTACAGGCGCGGCAGCTTGTCCATGTTGGTGAAATCGCGGCCGACTTCGATGCCGTCATTGTGGACCCGGCCCAGGATCAGGCCGACATAGTTCACGCGCTTGATTTGGCTGAGTGCCGTACCCGCCGCAGCGGCATAGGCCAGCTTGGTCGACTTGTAGCGCGCGACATAAGGCAGGCCCACCATGACATCAGCAGCCGCCACAGGAGCGGTCAGCGTGATTGCGCCAGCCGCGACCGTGTAAGCGCCAAGATACTTCCCAGCGCCCCAGGCGACCACGCCCAGGCCATTCAGATGCGAAAGGCCGGTCACAGACGTTCCGGTCACCGCAGGGATGACCACGAAGCTGTCACCCATCTTGTTCATGGTGGCGCCCAGACATTCAGATTCGAGCGCCACCTTGTCGAGATAGCGAACCGTTGAGGCGCTGACAGTGCGGCGAACCCGGTAGAAGACTTGGTCTTCGTCTTCACCAGGCAAAACCGAAACGCCTTCGATGAAGCCAGAGCCGCCAGCGCGCCACCTTGACCAGCAAGTCACGTCTTCGGACGGTTCATAGGTGAGCAGCACGACAGTCCCGTCATCGAGCCAGACGTGCGCACGCGTGTCCGGCTGGCGCTGAATTGCCATGCCGACGACATTGGCGTTGCCGGTCAGGTCCGGGCAGAGCAGCGTCAGGTCTTGGGGAGAGTACTCATATGTCTTGGCATTCATCACCAATTCAAAAATACGTTTTCCCGAGCGCTGGGCAAAGATGCCGTTGCTGTCGACTTTAGCTGCGGCTACGCCTTGGCGAGAGCCTTGGGTTGAAGGAATGCCAGCCTGTGCATTCTGCGGCGTTAATGGCTCATCGAACGATGTCGACTTGATCGAGAACTCCCCGCCTGGCGTGCCAATGATCGGCCGGCTGAGCGAGAGCATGAAGTTGATGGTGTCGACCGGCCCGGCACCGAGGGTTCGATTTATCGGCCCGCTATCGCCTTCAAAGTCCGGGTCGAAATTCTCGTAGTCATCCGCCACCGAGAAGATGAAGCGCGACTTGCCGGCCCAGCCGAGGCGGCCCTTATCGAAGGCCGCCGCACTAGGCCAGCCCTGTCGATCGGACCAGATGCCTTCCTGCCAATTGTCGGAATAGCTGGTGGCGTTGAAGCGGCTCAGGACTTCGACATCAACTTCCGTGGCTGAGGTGTAGCCGACCACACGGCAGATCCCGTTGCCGCCGCCGCCATCATAGGTGACCGTTACGATAGCCGTTCCAGACGTATACAGCCCAGGCTTGAAACCGAGCTTGTAGTAAATGATGGCGTTGTCGTCGTCGTCGTTGTTTTGTGTCGATCCGGTGTTGCCCGTTATATCTTGTCCGCTCGTCCCGCTGGCCCGGCGGAAATCCTTGAACCCGATTTCTGGCCCATCGAATGAACGCTGCCAGCGCAAGGTTCCAGCCCAAGTTCCACTCACAGTGTAGTACCAGTTCCGGTCATAATAATCCGATGTGTTGAGCCCGGTAACGCGCATAGGATCAGTGAAAGTCAGTTCGGCCCCGAGCCGATAGCTTTGGTTGACGCCCTCATTGAAGACGCGAAAAAGAGCGCCGACATGCTCAGGCTTGAAGAACGGCAGATCCGATGTCAGCGTGGTGTTGCCGTTGGTCGCCGCCACCTTCAGTTTGACCTTCGCCGATCGGCCGGCGAAGAACGGGCCGTTTACAGGCGCATAGCGAACGATTGACCAGCTCCGGCCAGTTCCGCGCCGCTCTATGCGCCGCTGCTGGAAGCCATCGCAGGCCAGGAAGAGAACGTCTGCCGATTGATCCCACCGCACATAGGGCAGATCGGCGGTCGCGTAAGGGATATCCAGCTCCATCGTGCCGGTCGACGCAACTTGGCAGGATGCAACAATCTTGTTGATGTCCAGGTCGCTTTGAAACTGGACCCAGAAGTTGCCGGCAGGCGTGAAGGCCAGGCTATGGGCGCCAGTGCGCAGTGTGGTTTCCCTGACATATTCATCGCCGCCAGAACTTGACCCGCAGCGGAACACCACCGGCCCCCGCGTGACGCTAATATTCAGCGCATGCTCCTTGTTGGCGTCGCCGCCTGCCACCGTGATTTGCCGCGTGCAGACAGCCAGCCCGCCGACATTGACCGCATTCAGGACCAGGCCGGTTCCACCAAAGGCCAGAGTGCCGCCGCTGGTCGATGCATCGGTCCAACTGGTCGACGTGGCAAAGGTGCTGTTTGAAATTGTCGTGGCGACCGATACGCGGGAAATCAGCACATCGTTGATGCGGACCCGCATCTTGCCGTCTGCCATCTCGATTAGCGCCGTGTCGTCGGTTGCAGCGACAAAGGGAATGTCGATCGCAAAGGCATTGTTGCGGCTGGTGCCGAGGTAACCAGTGCCAGGCCGCAGGAACATCGAGCCGGCCGTCTTCGGTAGCCAGTTTTCCATGATTTCCGCAGACAAGCGGATGCGATCGACATCAACCCGCGTTAGCGCAGAGTTGGAAACCAGCCCCCGGTTAAAGGCCAGCAGTGGCGCATTGGTTTTTGCCATTTAGCGGAGCCCATAGGGCCTGCTACGCGAGGAAGAGCCACGGCTTTGGACCAGCCGGCCGGGAGGCGGGTATCTAGTTACCGCCTCATTCATGGCATCGGTGTTCGAAGCCTTGTATTTCGCCTTGTCCCGCGCCTTTTCAAGTCGGTCTTTCCGCTCAGCCGAGCCCGTCACTTCCTCGCATGTCGCCCAGGCAAGGCACGTCTCGACGTAATCGACAAAGGTTTGCGGCCAAAGCCCGAGATCCAGGCCATAGTCTTCGTCGTTGGACACATAGCGAAGGTAGATGATGGACTGGCCGGCCAGGATGCGGCTGGTTCGGTCGTCATAGTCCAGCAGCGGCACCTTGCCGAAGTCGTCAGAGGTCACGCCAGCGGTGCGCAGCCAGTCGTCCGGTTTGTCGAACGCGTATTGATAGCCGAAATTGGTCTCGACCGATGGCGTGGCCTCGAGCTGGACGAACCGCATGGCGAAATTCCAGAACGCTGCTTCGAGACAGCCCTTCACGGTCTTTGCATATTCGGCATCGAGCGCACGGCGCGCCTTCCCCTCATCCGTGAGGGCGGCAAGGCGCGGCTGACCGAGTTTGATCAGCGCGCCGTTGTAAAGGGAAAGCTGGTCCGTCATCGACTAGGCCGCCTGCTTTTCCGGCTGACGCTCTTCGATCCAGGCAAGGCCCGCTTCCTTGGTGTCGAAGCGATCCTTCACCACCGAATTGTCCTTGCGCTTGACGACCTTCCACATGTCGGACGGTCCGCCCCACGTGACCAGCAGCTCAGGAAGCGCCGGTACTTTCGCGTCATTGTTCAGCAGCACAGGTTCGGTGATGAAAGCCACGCGGGCGCCGCCGATTTTGCCGACTTCGAGGACGAAGAGTTCGGCGAACCATTCGTTGCCAAAACCCAGCACTTCGATCCGGTCGTTTGCGCGCATCCGAGATGCAACATGAACCCACCATGCCGGGTCGAGCAGGTCGGTTGGCTTGTCATCGATCGATAGCGCAATGCGATAGATCGAGCGCTTTACTTCGGCCAGCACTAGGCCGTTGACGTTCAGAGGCATGGGGGAATTTCTCCGTTGAAATGAGAAGGGCGGGAGCCGAAGCCCCCGCCCAGGACCGACGTTTAGTCAGTGTCGGTGGTGCCGACCGCCAGGCCGTCTGTCAGATCGATGCCGAGAGCGGCAGTCGCCTGGTTGACGGTGTGGATGGTGGTCGCGTTGGTGCCGGTGGCGGTAACGATGACAATATCGTTCGCGCGCATGCCGAGCTTGAAGCCGTTGGTGAAATAGCCGTTGACGCGAACAGCAGTCGCGGCGTCGGCGCTTTCATATTTCCAAAAGCGGAACCCGGCGATGCCCTGAGAAATCAGGACCGGAGGCAGCGAGGTGGAGTAAGCCATTTTCAGACCTCCTTAGGCGATAGCCGAGCCATCGTGATTGATCACGACAACACCGCTGTTCTGGAGAAGCTTGGAGCCCATGAAGGCCGAGGTTCGAGCCCAGGAATAGGCCTGCTCGTTGTCCCAGCCGACTTCGGACTGAAGGTTGTCCTTGTCGACCGCGTGCCCGATGGCCGAACGGTGGAAGAGGAAACACTTCTCCGCGTTGGTCGTGGCGCCCGGAAGCTCCGAATGGATCATCCAGTTCGCATTTGCCCAGCGGAAGACCTTGCGCATCGGCCCGCCAGACAGCGGGCGATAGTCCACATAGTCACCCGAGGTGAACGCGGAATCGCGCATGAGATAGGCCCACATCGCAGGCGTGATGACGCCCCAAATGTTGTCAATCTCCTGCACAGGCACCTTGTTTTTGCCGAGAATGCCGAGCGCCTTGGTCACCACAGTCAGCGAGCCGGTGACGGCGGCGCCGGTCGTGTTGGTTGCGTTCGACAGTTCGGTCAGGATGTCCTGGTCGATCTGCCGGTTCATCACCTTCAGGGTGGTGTCCTGCATGATGCGCTTCTGGTCGCCCTGCGAAGCGAAGATATTGAACTCGGTCTTGCGAACGAGGTCATGCCACTCGGTGAGGATTGCCGAGAACGGATTGAGGTTGTCGGCACGAGCCGGGATCAAGCCGTTGACGCCACGCGTGACAGCCGTAGCGCCACCGGAATCGGCGACGAGGAAGACTGCCTCATTGCCCTTGCGAACGTGTTCCGTGGTGACGGCACGTCGAAGGTCGCTTTCGCCCTGCTCAAAGCCGGCGATGTATTCTTGCCTATATTGTTTCTGGAATGCCGTGTCGGCCATGGTCCAGATTCCTTCTATGGAGGGATCGGGAGCCGCAGGCAGGTTGTCCGCAGGCCAGTGTCGCGGGTTGTCCAGTGTTACCCGGAGCCGCTAAACCGCCCTTCGGCGCTGACGACGTGCTGTTTTTGGTGGAAACTCGCTTGACGGAGCCGCGTGGCGGGTTGGCCGTCAGATGGCGAGGATATCAGGCCTTCAACTTGTCTCTGGCCGTGATCAGTTTGCGGTAGCGCTCTTGCGCCCCGACATCTTTGTGCCAGGCGGTACGGTCTTCACCCATCCGCTTTTCCATGGCAGCGATTTCGCTGTGCAGACTTTCAACGGACGAGCCGCCGGCCGGCACAATGGTAGCCATCGGGTTTTCGGCGACAGCCTTTGCGGCGAAGAACCGGAGCGCGTCCGGGTGATTGCCGATTTTCCGACCGTCAGCCATCCGGCCGCCCATCAGGTTGTCAAATAATTCAGGGCTGACGCTCTCGAAATAGGGCCGCATCGCCGCGAAGTTGCCGGCATAGTCGCCTCCCCATTCCATTTTCAGATCCGCTTCGGCCGTTTTCTTGAAGTCGGCGTCAGCGGTCGCCTGTTGAAACTGCCCCTCTTCCTGAATCGCATAATACTCATCGACCATTTCGGCCATATCGGACGGCGCAATGCCCTTCTTGATGGCACGTTCAGCGAAGGCGGCAACCATCGGTTTGTCTTCGTCGCCGATCACTCGCTTGTCAGGCAGCACGATGGCCTTGACAAAGTCATCGACGGCATCAGGAATGTTGTTCGATTTGCGATAGGCCGCCCACTCTTCGTCGGTCGCCTTGTCGCCAGGCTTGCCCTTGGGCTTCAACCCTTCGGAAATCTTGCGTTGTGCCTCTTCCTGTGCCTGCAACAGCGCCTCAGGCGACGTGAAGCGCTTGAGCATGGCGAGCTTCTTTTCATCGCCCTTCGCCAGCTTGTCGCGCCAGTCTTTGCCGAAGGTTCCTTCCTCTTCGGTAGCGGCCGGCGTTTCCTTCGCAGGCGTCGCCGCCGGAGCGGCAGGCGCAGGCGTGGCGGCAGGAGCGGCTTTCGCCGGTTCGGAAGTCACAGGAGCCGGAGCAGATGCCCCCGCTTCAGCAGCACCCGGAGCGGGGTTTTCGGCCGTAGCCGCGCCCGCAAGAGTGTCATCGGCCATCAGGTGTTTCCTTTCGGTTTCCTCAGCAAATCGATTGGCGTGTTGACCAGCTTTAGGATCTGGTTGCCGACATTGCGCCGGCCGGTCAGGTGGTGACCGACGTCAGGTTGCCCGGGGACGAAGACTTCGTCGTATGTCATCGCCGCCTTGTGGACGATCCAGGCAATTGCCCGCTTCTGCTGTCCCTCAGAAGCATTCCCGGCAGCGAGTGCTTTGACCGCTGCGACATCGAGGTCATCGTATGTAGCTGGCGCCATCGGATTGAACCGCGGCGACCCGCTGCGCGCTGGGTGTTGCGTCATGCGGCTTGCGCGCCCTGCAGAGCCCGGACCATCGGAGCGGCCTTGCCAGCCACTTCAGCGGCGCCGCCGACGCTCGCAGCGACGCTTGCCGCTTGCGCGTCGGCCGCCATCTGGTCGGCCGCTTCCTTCATCATCTTGTCGTTGTTGAGCCATTCTTCCGGCCAGCCAGTGCGGCGCAGGAGGTCTTTGGCAATCGCCATGGCGTTCGGCAGCTTGGCAACCATCGGGTCGAGTGCAGCGGCTTCCTTCACCACGCCCAGGCCTTCGATAAGCTTCTGCTGCATGCCCTCGTCTTCCAGATCCTTGATCGGGCTCTTGAAAGAGAACTCCACACCGGAGCCCTTGAGTGCGTCCGGTATCTCATTGGCAGGGAACGCGCCGAGGGAGCGCATCACCTTGAACGTTTCCGCGCAGAGCGGTTCCGAATATTCGATTTCGACCGGCTCAAACATCGGGATGTGAGCCCGCATCTGTTGTTCGACCACCTTGCGGATTTGGTAGGCAGTCATGCCGGACGTGTCCGGGATCTGCACCTTGTCGGTCATGAAGCCCATGCGGATGGTCTGGTCGAGACGATCCGACATGTTCTGCCCGGCAGGCAGGCCCGAGAAGTCCAGTTGTAGAGGCCGCAGCGCTTCGCCCAGCCGCTCATCATACTCTTTGTCCAGCCAGGTAATGCCGCCGGCACCGAGGCCGATATCCGAGCGGATGACATCCATGGCCGCAATCATCGGCGGGTCGATCGCCTTTTCACCGGCTTCGAGCAGGATGCGTTCGATGGCCTGTTGCGTCCGGCTATCGGGCAGGATGATCGAGGTGAAGACAGAGCGAGCATATTGCGAACCGGAGACGGTAGGACCGCGAGGCACGATATAGCCGCGATAGGTGCGGCCGATGTTTTCGAGGACTTCGCCTTCGCAGTCGGGCAGCACCCACAGCGAAATGAACTCGTGTTCGGCCCGAACCGAGATGCCGGTAGCGTAAGACGCCGAAGGCACCACCACATGCCGGGCAGAGATTTTCTTGTAAGGGTCTTTCGCAGCGTCACGCGTCAGCGCCTCAGGCACCTTGCCAGGGAAAAGCTGCATGAGCTGGGTAATCGTCGGCTTGCAATTGCGGTGCACGTCCGACACCGAGCCGGCATAGTCTTCCGACCAGGCGCAGTCGCGCAGATGCCAGTTGCGATAGAACAGGTTGCGACGGTCAGACGTTGGCGTCACTTCGATAACCGCCTGCCCGAAGGTCAGGTGATCATGGTCCCCTGCTTCCGTCGCCTTGGTGAAGCCAGCGCCGTTGCGGTACATGACGGCGCGCTGCATAGCCGTGGCATATTCGAGCCATGCACGGGCGTCAGGCACCTTGTTGCGCGCATCATCGAGCGATTTGACTTCGAAGAAATCGGAAGGCCGCAGCATCGTGCGGTAGAGGTCGGCCATGTCGCGGCGATAGATGGCGGCACGAGACGAGAACGAGCCGGAAGCATAGTCAGAGCCGATGTTGAGCGGCCCGGTAAAGTCTGCCCGGTCGTAATAGAAATGCTCTGCCAGCTCCTGCCAATGGCTCAGCAGCGGCGTCTTCTCGCTGAAGAGCCGGTTGCCGTTGTCGACAATCGTTTGGACGGCGGCAGAGGTCGCGGTCATTTAGGCGCCGAGCTTGCCAACAGAACCGGTGAGATTGTCGGACATGATGGTCGAATCCCGACCACCGCGCGCCCGCATCTCTGCCATCTGGCGGCGCTTCTCAGCCAGGACGGCCGGGTCTTGCGCATCCGGCATACGAGCCGGCTCTTCCACTTTCGGAGCTTTGGGCTTGAACAGGCTTGCCATGGTCTTGGTCCTTTTCAGACGATGAGAGCGAGGAAGGCGGCGCCGATTGCCACCCAGGACAGCACCGCCAGGCAGACGTGAAGCACGGCAGCGCCAACGGTCCCGACATCGGAGAACTCTTCAGCCAGGAAGGCGAGCGCGCACGTGGTTGCGGCAAGGCCCCAGGCCCATAGATTGTTCAGATGGAGGCCGGCGGCAGCGATGATCAGCACCAGCACGGCGCCAGACGTGTTCTTGTTCATGGCGCGCCTCAGTTGTTCAGTTCATAGGCCAGGCCCTTGGCGTCCAGCGCCCGGCCGTTGAGCCCATAAAGAACCGACACAGCACCACCGCCGCGCTCTGCCCGGATCAGGCCGAAGCGGGCTTCCCCGAACGCCTTGCCGGCCAGGGCGAGCGATGCTGCAGCCTGCTTTTCTGTGATCGAGCCGCGCGTTGCGCCCTTCGGCGGCTTCGGAACCTTGATCGAGTCTTCGAATGTCATCGTCTGCCTGCCTTCTGTTGGGAGTAGCCGACCTTGACTTGCGGCAGCCGGCCGCCGAGTGCCGCGTCATGCATCTTGCGGATTGCCAGTTTCGAGCCTTCCGACCACGACATGACGGTTGCATCGCCACGGTCAGGAGAGCGGCCGAGCCGGACCTTGATGTCGTCTTTGCTTTCGATTTGAACCTTTGCCGTACCCACCGGCTTCCACCGGATGGCGATCAGATCGGCGAGCAGCAGCGGGTCAGGTGGCAGAGCTATGGGCGAACCGCCCTCTTGCGACGGGTCTAGAGCCTCACGGAACCGCCAATGCGCTTCAGCCCGCTTGTTGAGGAAATGCCATTGCCCATCGGCTGACTTCGCCGTGGACGTGTGGGAGGCGTTGTAGCCCGAGACAGCGACACCGTTGTCCTTCAGGAAAGTGACAGCACCACCGCCATACCCGCCGCCGACATCGACAATGACGCCGGCACCGTCGCGGCGAACTCCGAAGACCATGGCGCCGATCGATGGACCGTCTGGCGTTTCCTTCCCAGGCTTCACCACCAGGGGCGCGAACCATGTCCCGTAGCGTGGCGCTATGGTCGATTCGTCAGCGCCACCTTGCGCCACGTCGACACCCAGCGCCGTCATCTGCAGGCCCTTGAACCCGTCAGGCTTCCATCGAGCTTGAGCAGCCTTGACCCATTCACCGGGCAGCAGTTGCCATTCGTCATCGGCGCGGCCGGCTTGGAAATCGCCATAGAGCAGTTGCGACCGGAGCGGTTCGGGCAGGCTTTGCAGCTTGGCCTTGTAATCCGTGTCGCGCAGGTAAGGATTGTCATCGAGGCTTGCCGGGATGAATGTCCGCGACATCGCCTGATATTGTTCACCGCCCCGCTCATAGTCGCCAGGACCGTCGACCCATTCAGTGACGCCGCCGACCACGATGGCCCAGCGCAGTTCACCAGGCATTGCCCGGTTCGGATAGTTCGGATCGAGCCAGGGCGCGAACTCTTCAATTAGCCAGAGGCCATCGCCACCACGCGGAGGGTTTGAACCGAGGATGACGCGGCAGCGCTGCCCTTCCCTGGTCGACCGCAGCCAGCCAATGAGCGAGAACACTTGTTCCCGGAGGAATTCGCCTGCCTCATCGAATGCGAGGTAATCCCGCGCGTTGCCGGCATATTTGCGCCAGTCGTCGGGTTGCTTCAGGCCGGCGAACTTGAGACGACCGCCACCATTGAGGCGCCAGACGTTTTCGTTGCCGCCGACAAACTCACCGTGACCGGCCAGGATTTCCCGCGAGAACTCAATCAGCCCGTCGAGCTGAGTTGCCTCACGGCGCAGGATCAGGCTGGAATGGTGTTCATTGGCCGCAGCGCCCACTTCGAGCGCAGACTTGCCGCCGCCGGCTTGCCCACCGTAGAGCAGGATATCGGCCAGGCTTTGGAGCGCCGCAGTTTGAGGCCCAGGGTTAGGCAGGAAGGGCTTGTCCAGCTCAGCCGCGACTTGCGCAACCAGTTCGGCCCGGTCTTCCGTTGATAGCTTGGCAATGACGGCTTCGAGCGAGCGAAGATCCAGCCCGCTATCCATTGCCCTCTTTCATGCCCTTGGCGAGGATCAGCGCCACAGCCTTTGCCAGCTTGCGCGGCGAATGGTCGGCAGGCATCAGGTCTTTGCCATCCTTGCCGGTCAGTTCGGCCTTCTCAATCAGCAGGCCATGCAGCTTTGCCTTGCCGAGCGTGGCAGAGACGGCAGCAGAGGCGCCCTTCGGTTCGGCCATCGCCTTGGCGCGGGCTGATTCCAGCTCATCAGTGAGCGTTCCGACCGATACCATGAGCAGTTCGCGGGCTTCGGCCTGAAGGTCTTTGACCCTTGCTTTAACCTTGCTGTCAGCCAGGAGGCGCGAGGCGTTCGACCAAACCGTCTCTGGCTTCGTGTCGGCGCCCACATCGTAGGACAGCCGATAGGCCTTGGAGCCGTTCCCTGTCTCGACATATGCGGCAGCGAAAGCTTCCTGTTGGGCGGTCAGCTCAGGCATCTTCGCCTTGGGAGATGACAGCAGCGAGCGCTTCGAGGACTTCAGCTTGCGTCTTGCGCTTGGCGATCGACACAGCCAGGGCGAGTTTCTGGCGCGTGTCTTCCTGCAGTGCCTTGATTGTTGCCGGCGGAAGCTTCAGGCGGCGCTTGTCGAGATAGTTCATGCTCGCGCCCTCCCCGCTGAAACGTTCGGTAACGTGACGTAACGTTACATAACGCGTGACGGTCACGTGACGCGTTGACGGCTCACGTGAGGTCACGTGACCAACGTTTGCAAACAGCAGCTAACGTTTGTTTTGTGGAATATGTCCCGGAGCGCAGGGGCGGCGAAATCTTGCCCCCGCATCGGCCCGGCGAGTGATCCGAAGATCCCGCTCAGTCAGCCGCAAATCGCCTATGTGTGGTATTACGCTACCTTCGCCAGATTTTCAAGGTCTACCGATGTTGGCACCGAGCGGCCGAAGATCGAAACCAGCACCTTGGCCTTCCGGTTATCCTTCACCGCGTCAATGAGGCCTTCGAGCCCGAGGAATTGCCCTTCGGCGATCCGCACCTTGTCCCCGGCACGGAGCCGGTAGCCATGTTCCCGCGTCTCATCGAAGGCGCCGCTATCCACCGCCCGGCGAATCCGTACGACCACATCGTCATTGACCGGCACGGGGAAGCCCTGGACGCGCAGCACCTTGTTGACCCCATCTATGTCGCCCAGCTCAGAGCAGCGGTCAGGTGACGCCAGGCGCACGAACCCGTAGCGGACGAAGAGGGCGAAGTCTTTCATCACCCATTTCTTGGTCCGATGGTGTTTGATTTCCTTCCGCCAGAACGGCCAGAAAACATCGTAGCCGGCGCGCACAAGCTCGTCCCTCGCCTTCCGTTCGGCCGAGGGCGCCGATTCCACCACGTACCAGAGGTTAGCTTGCGCGCGCTGGTTCATTCGTCGCCTTCCTTGTCGGGAGCCCGCCAATAGTTTTTGTATGGCTTTGGCTTAGGGAGGAACTTGCCGCCTCGATACTCGTAGGCGCCGCCCTCTTCGGCCAGCCAGATGGCGTTTGCCATGCGGTGCTTGCTCAGCTTGATGCCGATCGGGCGGTATTCCATCACGTCCCAATAGTTTGCCATCAGCGAAGGAGGATCTATGCGATACCACCGGCCGAGATGCCGAAAGAACCGTTGAAAACCTAGCGTTGTGAGATTGCTTAGGCGCATCTCGCAAATCATGCCGTCTTCGACCGCTTCGCGGACCGGACGCCAAGGGTTTTCCTTCTCGCTCTTTTCGCGAGCCCGCCGCTCATCAATGGTCATGGCCACCGCCTTGAGCGAGGTAGTCTTCTACACTCACCCGCCGAACGGTTGACGCGGCGCCGAATGAACCGAGGCTCTTACCGGGGTAGCGGTTTTCCTTCGCTTGTCGCGGCAACTGGTGCTGAAGGCGCAAGACGCCCTGAAGCTTCTGCAGTTCGGGGAAGAGCGGAGAACGCCGGTCGATCGGCATCTTCACCTTGCGAGCGCTCATCAGGCGTTGTGTGAGGTAGAGCGCTTGGCGTTCGGTCTTCAGGTTATCGACATCGACGCCCTGTCGTTTCAGCCAGTCACGCAGCGGGTATAGGCCTTCCGGCCATTCATAGGCGCGCGCCCTCATGCCGCGTCCCCTTCGTTCGGAAGGTAACGACGGGCCAGAGTTAGGAACACCTCTTGGCCGAAGGCCAGCAGTATGTCGTCTGCTTCAGCCTGGGAGACACCTTGGGCGCTCATCCCGAGGCGCTTGGCCTTGATCAGCCGCCGCCAGTAGGCATCGGCCGCACGGCCATCGAGCCCGGCCAGGGCGGCCACAACTTCCTTGACGGCGCCGTCAGACTTGGCGAGCGGAAACGGAACAATGCTGGACATCGGCACCCCCGATTTGGTTGGTGTAATGTTATCACATTTGGCTTCTGACCCCAACATTTTATGCCCCCTGATTTTTCATGGCGGCGACTACGGCGACAGCGTCATCGACTACAACCACGCCATCGGCAGACAGCCGCGCACCGGGCAATTTGTTGTTGCGGGCTTCTGCCATTATCTGGCCGAGCGGCCGGCTATCTGCCCTATGACGAACCCACAGCCCTGGGACAGTATCAGGCGCCGAAAGGTCGCCGACCGTTCCCCGAATAGTCGCCGAATGCTCATGTTCCACAGGTGGGAATAAAGTAAGCATTACACCTCCCCCTCCCCGTTATGGTGAGGAAGACAGAGCTTGTAGATGTGAGGCTGTCGCCTCTTGCTGACGCTATCGAAGTGCCCGCGACGGACCAAAGCCAAAAGGTTGACCTCGATCAAGGTCAGGATATCGCGGTAAATCCGGCTTTTGCTCTGGTTTGGGAGGTGGCCTTTGGCAATCAAACCCTCCGCCACGACAGTAAAAAAAATTTCGTGTCGATGACCATGGGTTTGGCTGAGGACCATATAGAGCAGCGCTGCATCGTCGCCCTTTTTGTGGCCCGCCAGGGCAGCGGTCGCCGACCGGTTGATGGCGAAGGTTGAGTTGCGGCCGCCCCACAGATAGAGCTTCTCGCGGTGGCGCCATGCCCACTTGGCTTTTGCCCGGACCTCAGCATTCGAAACTCCCTCCGGGTTTTCGCATTCCAGATCCCGGTAAGCACAAAGCTCTTCGAAAACTTCGGCCTCGCTGTCGGCCACAAGAGCGAGCTCAATACCGCGCCGATACAGATGGCGGTCACGTGTGCCTTCCTCTGCCCTTTTGGAGTCCCGCTCCCAAAGCGGCGGCGTTGCCTGGAAAATCGGCAAGCGCGCGGCGAAGCCGAGCGGCGAGCCAGCCGTCTGATAGACCTTGCCATTATCCGGCCTCACTGAATCCGGGCCGACGACAAACGAGCCGGCGCCAGTCTTGAAGTCGATCGAGATATCCGGCAGGCGGACCTTCGGCGGCACATAGAACCCGGCCTTGAACCAATAGTGCAGTCCGCGCGTCGTGCGGGTCATGAATGGCGAGAGGCCGAAGTGCTGTTCGACGTAGTTGCGGGTGGCGGTGTTGTCCGTATCGCAGTCGACCACGACCAGGCCTTCCAGCCGGATGCCGTACATCTGCGAGCCGCGCTTCTGCATCAACTCAATGGAGGTTTTAACCGAGCAGCCGCGAGCTGCCGACCAGTTCGCAATCAACGGTTTCTTGCCGTCCGGCCCGTCGCCGAGCGGGAGGAGCTTGTAGCCCGCGCTGCCGAGGCGGGCGATTGTCTCGACATAGCGAGACGCGGCGACTTCCGGCGCCGCCGGCTGTTTCTGAAAATCGGCCGCAGCGCTCATGCAGCGGCGCTCATGTCGTCAAGGATGGTCACATCGGTTTCGAGGCAATACCGAGAATGTGAGCCAGAAAATTCGCCGCCGTGGCTTTCGCGAGGCGATGAAATGGTTAGGCCGGCTCGCCGACACATCATGACGTAATGCGAAATTCTGACGCCGGCCGGCAGCTCGATCGTGGTGACGCCACGCTTGCCGGCTTTCACCAGCTCCCGAAGCATCCAAGCGGGGCGGCCTTCGAGTTTGATGATGCGCCCATCGGGCTCGATACAGACTGTGACTGTGGACTTCTTGGCCGTCAGGCCATTTTGTGAATTAACGCGAGGCTGTTCGCCTGCTATGTCGTGCATTGTCTGGTTCCTTTTTCAGATCCCTGGGGAGGGGTTTCGAAAACTTAGGTGGCAGATTGGCTTGAGCGGTTTGCAGACCGCTCAAGCTCCCCTCGCCGAACCCGGCTGAGGATTTCCTTTTGGAAGACTATCGAGCCATTTGTCAGCATCGACCTTGCGCACAAGGACCTTCCTTGTGCCCGCACGGCGGGTCTCCAACAGACCAAGCTTGATCTGCTCATAAACGAACGATCTGCCGAGACCGTACGCGGCACACAGGTGCCGGATGGTAAAGGCGTGTGGCGTTACTTCCATTCCGTCTAATCTCCTTCTTGGTTCACGACGCATTAGCTCGGATTACAGTGGACATAATACACCCTGCGTTGACTCGCTGTCGAACCCTGAAGCGAGTGTTCACAATTATTTTGCGCCGGGCAATTATCTCCGTTTTTCCAATAAGTTAGGTCTCAAAACAGGGTACTTTTCCACAGGTTATCCCCAAAGGATTTGTTCCCCTTTGGTTCTGACCTTTACCCACGGTAAAGTGGCGTCGGGAAATCCCCGATTTTCCACCCTCCCAGGCATGCAATGAAGTATGAGGAAAGCCGCTGCGCCCCACGCAGCTATCACGGCACCGCACAGCCGCGAATCTTGGTCCTCAGACCTTTTCCCTCGAAACCAGATAAGTATGTGCTTAGTGATTCCGCGGGTCAAGAGTCCCGGACGTACGTTAACAGGCGAAAGCGGATGCTGCTGACTCTGTGCCCGTCAGCAGGGTTTAAGCGACGATGCGGAGATTGATCTTGCCTGTGGCGCCTAGATAGTTCGACCAAGCTGCCATTAACTTTCGCCGCTTTTCCAAGGCATCGGAACGCCGATAGGCATTCTCCACCGCGTCGCCTGTCTTGTGCGCGAGCGCGGCTTCAGCCACTTCACGCGGGAAGCTGGTGTTGTCGCCAGCCCAATCCCTGAAAGCCGACCGGAAACCATGTGGCGTGTACTGCCCGACTTCCATGCGACGCATCTGCATCGTCATCGCCATGACCGAGAGCGGGCCGAGGTTGCCGCGCCGATCCTCACTCGGGAAAACATAGCCGTCATCGGATAGCCGCGCCTCATAGAGCGGCATCAGGATCGTCATGGCGGCATCGGTCAAGGGAACACGATGCACCTTGCGCGCCTTCATGCGCGCCGCCGGCACCGTCCAGAGCTTTTCGGCCAGATCCAGTTCCGGCCATTTCATGCCGAGGACTTCGCCCGAGCGCGCGGCCGTCAGGATCAGAAAGTCCAGCGCCTTCGCAGACAGGGCTTCAGATGCCCTCAGGCGCTTCGCGAACGCCGGCACGTCGCCATAAGCCATCGCGCTGTGATGCCCGCGTGACAGCTTCTGTCCCTTCGCCAGCAGGTGTTGAAGATGGCCGCGCCACAATGCAGGGTTTTCGCCCGATCGATGACCCGAGGCCTTGGCGAAGTCCAGCACCCGTTCAATCCTGCCGCGCAGTCTTTGCGCCGTTTCCGGTTTCTTTTGCCAGACGGGTTTCAGGATTTCGAGAACATCGGCGGTGGTTACCTTGTCGACCGGCTTTTTCAGGATCGGCTTGCAGTAGGCTTCGCCCAGGGTCATTTCCCATTGCGCCTTGTGCTTGGGATTCGACCAGCTCTTGCCGACTTCGGCAATGAAGTCTGCAGCGCATTCGGCAAAGGTCGGCACTTCGGCCTTGGCTTCCGGGTCGATTGGTTCGAGGCCGCGCCGCAGACGGTCGCGACAGTCGGTCGCCGCGATCCGGGCATCCTTCAAGGAAACGGAGGGATAGGAGCCGAGCCCGGCTTCCTTCCATGCGCGGTCGGCGCCAGAGCCCTTGAAGTGAATGAAGGCCCAGGACTTGGTCCCCTCCTTCTTGACGCGCAAGTAGAGCCCGCCCCCGTCGCTATACCGACCAGCCTTCAGGTCTTTCTTTCGGATGGTCGTTTCGGCGAGCAGATTGAGCGAGCGAACCATTTCCCAGCAACTCCGTGCCTAACTTCGATGCGCGATGTTAGCGGATTGCACCGGATAGCAGCAAACGAAGAATGCCGAAAAGCCAAGGGAATCAACGCTTATTTCATACCCCGGCAAACACCAGCGGACGTGGGTTTAGAAGACACTCCCTCCGCCAGATATTTGGCTACCGTGCTGAATTGCCTCTGTATTTTCAAAGAGGGCCAAATCTTTCCTAAGTTATTCCTAACTTCCTAAAACGAAGAAGCCTGCCACCGTGAGGCAGCGGGCCAGCGTGAGCGCAAACGTTGCGCCAGCCTCAGGATCAACGTTCGTCCTGGCGGTAGAGCCGTTTGGTCGCGCGGTCGCTTTCCATGCGTTCTGCAGGACCACGGTGGCGTCGGGTCATAAGAACGTATGCCATCAATAGGGCCAGCAACAGTGGCCCACCAGCAACGACGATCAACCACATCACACTTTCAAACATGAGGCATCTCCTTCACGTCACAACCGTCAAGGAGAAGAACCGTTCCGTTCAAAGTTACAGCAACACCAGCACCTCCTGCGACTGAGGGCCGTTTTCCCATGTGACCGTTTCGGAAATCCGGGCTCCGCTGCAACAAAAGGCTGCGGCTGCACGTTGCGGTTGATCATTCAACCAGGAGCAAAGCAAATGGCCGACGACAAAACGAAGACGGACTTCCGCGATCGGGACCGCGTCTCTGCCGATGAGGATTATGAAGTCGAGTATTTCGCCACCAAGGCCGGCATCACCCCGCAGCAGGTCAAGGAATTGATCGCGAAACACGGCAACCGACGCGAGACGCTGGAGCGGGAAGCGAAGGCTCTGGGGAGCGGTAGGTAG